GAGATCGTGTCGGCCACACGCAGCCACGGACGCCGAGTGCAGGGGCTCGCCATCGGGGCGGAGTTCAACGCCCTCGACCGCCGCATCACGGCCCACGTCACGCGCACCCAGGTCAACTTCGTCACCGACGAGCTCGGCCGGCGCGTCGAGGGCTTCGGTGGCGAGGCGCGCCGAATCGTCGCCGAGGGACTCGAGGCCGGACTCGGGCGCGATGACATCTCGGCTGCGCTCCAGGCTGCCGCCCAGGACGCCTTCGTCGCGCGCTCCGCGTTCTACTGGGACGTGGTGGCCGGCGCCTTCATCGGCAACGGGCGCAGCTACGCCCAGCTGAGTAGCTACGCCGAAGCCGGCATCGCTCGGTATCTCATCGAGGCCGTGCTCGACGAGCGCACCACGGAGATCTGCCGCTACCTCCACGGCAAGGTCTTCGAGGTCGCCGACGGCCTTCGCCGTTTCGACGCGCTGGACCGGCTGGAGCAGCCCGAGGACGTGAAGCAGGCGCAGCCCTGGGTCCGCGAGTCCCACGACCCAGCGACGGGGAACCGGGTTCTTTACGTGGACCGCGGCGGCCTACGCACCCCTCTGGTGGAGGTGACACGCTCGGGCTTCGGCGCGCGCGACGACCGCGGCGAGCATGGGCAAGCGGTGAGCAACCGCGAGCTGATGGACCTCGGCGTGAGCTTCCCGCCGTACCACGGACTTTGCCGCACCACGACGCTGGCGACAGAATGAAGCGGCTCCAACGCAATCCGTAGTGGACGTCAGCAACCGCGAGCCGTTGCGGCTGTATGCAGAGCTCCAAGTCGGGTACCTTCGATGCAGTTCCCGGGAAGTAGCCGCAGGATGGAAACTGACAAGCGAGATTTCCAGCAGCCTCAAGGAGAATAGATGGCGATATCGAGTATTCTCGCGGCATTTGGCGCCGTGTTCGGTCTGATCGGCTCGTTGGTCTTGGCATTCGCCGTCGACCCAGCTCTGAAGATGCTGAGAGCGCACCTCAACGCGCACGACAGGACGCTGGAAGCACTTGTGGGGAGTGCGAACGTTCCCGTATTCACCGGATTCGACAAGCAGCACACGACAGCCTTCAACTCCGCAACCCGTCGCGTGAAGGCAGGAGGATTGGCCCTTGCCATCGCATTCGTTCTTCAGCTGGTCAGCATCCTGACGACATGACCCTCGGGCACCGCGCCGTGTCCCACTGAAAAATCGCTCTGGCTCTACTCCCGTGGAGGCCTCGGCCACCGAGCCGCTACCCACAGGAGCCAGCGCATGAGCGCGTCGACAGAGAAAGCCAAGACCCCCACGGCCCGTCAGGTCGCCGCGTCCCTCAAGGCGCTCGGCGGCCGGCTCATCGCCGTGGTCGACAAGCTCGACGCCGCTGGCGACGCCCCGGTTTCGGCCGGCGCCGCCAAGGAGGTCGCCGACCTCGCCTCAGCGCTCCGTCAGGCGGTCGAGCCCACGCCGCCCTCGGCGACCACTGCCGAGAAGCGCGACGGCGAACAATCCGACGACTCCTGGCCACGCGACATGGCCTCGGGCGCCAAGCCTGAGCTGACCTGGGGGCACGACCCGGAGGCGCTCCGACATGGGTGACCGTGTGCAGGACGCTCTCGGCCGCGCCCACGCGCTGCTCGAGAAGCTCGGCGGCGAGCCGGTGGTGAAGACCATCTGGGGCTCTCCGGCGGGCAAGAAGCGCCTGGCCCCGCGGCTGGTAAAGCTGCTGCCGAAGCACCGCGTGTACGTCGAGCCCTTTGCCGGCTCCGCCGCCGTGCTCTTCGAGAAGGAGCCCGCCGAGGTCGAGGTCATCAACGACGCGGACCCCGAGATCGGCAAGGCGTACCAGATCATCCAGAAGCTCACGCCCAAGAAGCTCGAGGCGTTGCGGTCGATGGGGTGGACCGGCGACTTGGGCACCTTCAAGAAGCTGCTTGACCAGAGCCCTCGTGGCGAGCTCGAGCAGCTGCACCGCTTCCTCTACCTGACGCACTTCTCTTACGGGAAGATGCGCGGCCGCTCGTTCAGCCCGAACGTCCAGGGCATCGAGGCGAAGACCATCGCCCGGCTCGAGAAGCACGCGCCACGGCTCGCCAAGGTGAAGGTCTACTCGGGCGACTATGAGCCGGTCGTCCGCAGGCACGACGGCGCGGACACCGCCTTCTTCCTCGACCCGCCATACCCTGGCTACGACGTGGACGTCGGCGAGTCCAAGTTCGACGAGGAGCGCTTCTTCGAGGTGCTCAAGTCGATCAAGGGCAAGTGGCTCATGACCTACGGCATCCGGGGCAAGCTCCCCGGACTGCTCAAGAGCGCCGGCTACCACATCAAGCGCATCCGCACGCCGCGAACCATCGGGGCGATGCGGGGCGTGGGTGGACCCTCGGTCCTCACCCAGCTGCTCGTCGCCAACTACAAGTTCGTCGAGAAGAACACGGACGCCAGCGACTGGCTCGAGGACTGGAGTCCCGAGATGGACGGTCCGCCCGCCCTCGAGAAGGTCTGCGCGCTGCTCAAGGGCGTAGACCCCGACGACGAGCGCTACGTGCTCGGCGTCGTCCTCGTCCCTGAGCAGGTCGACGCCCAGGGCGACATCTACTCCCACGAGGAGGTCCGCCAGGCCGCCCACCGCTTCATGGAGGAGTTCGGCGGGCTCGGCCTGATGCACCAGCTCCGGGTCAATGACCAGGTGAAGGTGCTGGAGAGCTACCTCGCCCCCACCGACTTCCAGGTCGGCGAGGTCGCGGTGCCGAAGGGCACCTGGATGCTCGCCGTGCGCGTCCAGTCGGATGAGCTCTGGCAGCGCGTCAAGGACGGCGAATTGACTGGCTTCTCCATCGGAGGTTCGGCACGTCGTGTACCCGAGCCGACGCGTCCCGAAGCGTCGACCGAGGACGAGGCGTCGCCGCCAGCCACGGAGGCCGCATGAGCCACCCGCACAAGGCCGACCGCCCCGCCAACCGCCTGCTCGACATCCAGGTCGAGGAGGTCTCGCTCGTGGACCGCGCGGCGAACGAGCACCGCTTTCTCATCGTGAAGAGGAGTGACACCCCCATGGCCGACACCCAGGACGCTGTCGTTGACGACGCGGCCCCCGACGAGGGCGCCGCTCCGTCCGCCGACCCCGACAACGAACCCGCAGCGGCGATCGATCCGCTGCTCGCACACGCCGTCACTGCGCTCGAAGGGCTGACCAGCACGGTCGAGCTCCTCGGCTCGCTCGGTGCCCACACCGCGGACCCGCGTCTGGCGCCACTCGCGTCCGAGCTCAAGGCGACCGCCGAGGCGCTGCTCGCCCGCGCCGGTGTCCCCGCCTCGGGCGACGACGGAGGCTCAGACGAGATCGAGGAAGCCGATGAGGGCGCGCCCGCTGAGGACGCCTCTTTCGAGGCGAACCTCGCATCCGCCCGGGCCGCGCTCGCCCAGCTCTCGTCGCTGACCGCCGCCGCCAAGCCGGAAGCAGCGCCCTCGCCAGCACCAGCGCCCGCGCTCCCCGAGCAGCTGACCGCCAGCCTCGAGGCCATGACGGCGTCCTTCCGCGCCCTCGCCGAGACGGTGAAGGAGCAGCAACAGCGGCTGGCGCGGGTCGAGAAGCAGTTCGGCCTGCCCAACAGCACGAGCACCGAGCGCGTGCGCAAGGCCGAGCCCGAAGAGGTCGGGTGGCCGATGGACCTCAACCACCCGATGGACCGGGAGAGCGTCGACAAGGCGGTCTCCTTCCACGACCTGTAAGGAGCCCCCGCCCATGAGCTACACCGACAACCGCACCATCCTGCAGAAGGCCGACCTGGCGCTCGCGGATCTGACCGCTGGCGGCGGGCTGCTCAAGCCGGCGCAGGCGCAGAAGTTCATGCGCCTGCTCATCAAGGACTCGCCGCTGATGCGGCTGGCGACCGTCGTCCCGATGGCGTCGCCGAAGCAGCAGCTCTCGAAGATCAAGTTCGGCAGCCGCGTGCTCCGGCCCGGCCAGGAGGCCACGGCCCTTGGCGTCGCCGACCGCGCCCGGCCCGACCTCTCCCAGGTCGAGCTCGACGCCAAGCTCTTCAAGGCCGAGGTCCGCCTCTCGGACGAGGTGCTGGAGGACAGCATCGAGCGCGGCGAGCTGCGTCAGACGATCATGGAGATGATGGCGGAGGCCATCAGCCGCGACATGGAGGAGGTGTTGATCAACGGCGACACGCTGTCGGCCGATCCCTTCCTCGCGGTGATGGATGGCGTGCTCAAGCAGGCGACGAGCAACGTCGTGGACGCTGGCGCCGCGCCCATCACCAAGAACCTGCTGCGCGACATGCTCAAGACGATCCCGTCCGAGCACCTGCGCGACAAGAAGGCGATGCGGTTCATGACGAGCGTCGACGCCGACCTCGACTACCGCAACACCCTCGCCGAGCGCGCGACCACGGTCGGCGACCGACTGCTCGAGGGGGACACCCCGGTCCTCTACTCGGGCGTGCCGCTGCAGCCGATCCCGCTCTTCCCGGAGAACCTCGGCGCCGGCAGCGACCAGACGGTCATCGTGCTGTGCAACCCGAAGAACCTCCACGTCGGCATCTGGCGCAACATCCGCGTCGAGTCGGCGCGCGACATCTCCGAGGGCACCCTCAAGATCGTGGCCACGCTCCGCTTCGACGTGAAGTTCGCCGAGGAGCCCGGGGTCGCCAAAGCCATCAACGTCCAGCTCTAGGCTGCACAGGAGGACTGACCGATGCAGACCCTGCTGGTTCGACTCAAGCCCTACGACCCACGGCGCGGCTGCGTGCTTCGCCGCTACACCTATCGGGGCATCAAGTTCCACGACGAGCGCGGCTGGTACCGCGTCGACAAGGAGGTCGCCGACTACCT